ACCGGGAAACCTGTGATAGACGGTTCCCGATGCTGATCCTGTGTGACTGTATGCAGAAACAGCAAAGGAGGATTCGCCCGTTAACGTCATGCCGTTGCTGAAGCTTTCGGTATAAGAGGCCGTCTCTTCAACAGCCTCCCTCATAGGCAGATAATGGAAGATGTTATCTTCCAACTTATTATCCGACCAATAGTAGCTTTCAACCTCGTAACCAACAAAGCTATCCTTATAGAAACAGGAATCAATGTTTTCTGTTACTACAATTGGCCCTGCGATAACACGCCTATTTCTCGATCCGCCTATGATTGATACGCCATTCCTAGTATATGAAAGCCAAAAGGTGGCACATTCCCTAGGCTCACGCTCAAAACCCACCACCATCGGCTGCTCAGTATTGCCGGAGAAGGCCACCAGCACCCTGTCGCCATCCTCGAAAGCATCGCCATTGCAGTCCATATAGAAAATTGGCACGCCAGCGTATTGGCTCTGAGCATTCACGCTGAGCCCCTGCTGGCTGCTAGTCGCCGGATCCAGCGAGATGTCGCAAAGATCATTGTCGATATTAGTGATCGTGGCGATGCGAAAGGTAGGCCGCCACTTCTGCCAGCCAGGCATCATCGCAAGGTTGTAGAACACACTGGCCGGCATGCTGGATAGTGCCGGCTGCATGGCGCCGTCCGCGGTTGCCGACCAGGCAGCGCTATCATGGAAGCCTGGCTTGATGAGAACATTCCCCACCTCACCAGGTATCTCGGCGGTGGCCACCTCGCCGGTCAGATCCTCTGTGTAATCGGCACACCAGGCTTCGGTCTGCCGCAGCGGCGGAAGAGCATCAATGCGCTGGATGCGCGCCTGGCGAGTCAGGCGCTCCGTCTTCAGCAGCTGAATCTGTCGGCGGAGCACGCTGCGTTGGCTTATTGCCTCTTGCACAGCCAGGGCGTGGGCAGCGAGATCTACCGAGCTTGTGCCGTGCTCAAGCATGTCCTGGCGATATTGAACGATGGCAGCATCCTGAGCGGCCGCCACCGCAATAACATCCTGCTCAGCTGCAGCCAGGTCGGCATCAATAGCGGATATGCGGCTGTCCAGGTCCGCGACGTGCTGAACCGCCAGCGCACGGGAGATATGAGCCCTGGCGCGATCCTCAACGATCTCGATGGTATACCGTCCCTCTCCGTGGGCGGCAATGATCCTCCCCTTACCCATCCTGCAGCACCTCCATCGCTTCGGTCTGGGCACCAATGAAGTATTGGATAATGCCTACCGAGAATTCAGCGCCATCACCATCTATCGCAGTGTGCCCAGGACGGAGGAACAGATCGATGTCACACCGAACCCGACGGCTGCCGGAAGTGCCGCTACTGCGTGTCTGCACGTTGACCAGTTGCCGGGTGGTGGGTGCCGATACGCTGCGCGGGCCATAGCCCGAAAGAGTCAGGGTATCGCGGTATGGACCTTCATCACGTCGCAGAATCTCAAACGGCGCTTCGGCGATGTCCTCGAGCGGGCTCTCGGTGCCATCGGCATAACGGAAGCCGCTCTTCAGCTTCATCTGCGCCTGCAGCAACCCCTCGAGCGAATCGATGTACTCGCTACCAGCAGGCACCACTACTTGCATGAATGATTGTCCTTCGAGGCGCATTGTGGCCTGGGCACTGCTGACCGGCAGGCGTACCCCTTCGATGTCGAGCACGTAGATGCTTTGGCGTTCCACCGGCGCCAGCAGCGACCAATCGACAAAGCCTACTGAGAAACCCCGCCTGGAATTGAGTGCAGCGCTATTGAGCGCACCACTGTTGAGCATGTCACAGCTCCATTACGTAGCCACGCACCACCACCTTGGCTTGGTAGGTAGTTCCAGTACCGGCAACAGTCGTGGCCACGCGTAGGCTAGCGATTCCATTAGCTACGAGGGGCGCGTGCGATTCACGGCCTCCCACTGCCGTCAGGCTTACAGGCGTACTAGCGAGATATTCTGCAGGCGTTACGTCATTCGGCCCGATGCTGATTTCAGGACTGCCACCCGCACCATCACTGCCCACCACTACTACGTCGAAACCGTCGATAAAGAGCAAGGCGCCACTGGGTAGCGCCAGTTCCACCGCGGCCGTGTCATCAGTGAGGTTGAGAGGTTCTGTCGCTATCACCACCTGAGCGGCAGATTGCCGGGTAATAGCCGGGGCGGCCGCATCGGCTGGATGTGTTGGAGTACTAACCAAGTGGGCGAGGCCATGTACTATCAGTCCACCTGGCACGGCCGAACCGCCAGCACCATAGCCCAGCAACGTCTGCCCTACATTGGCTGAAATCGTATCGGCCCCGAAAGCTGAGCTCTGCGGCGGCTGAGCGGTCGAGTTTGCGCCCATAGCACAGCTTTTCCCTCCCGAGGCATCGGCACCACCACCATAGGCACTGGAATCCTCGGCAGCCTGGGCACCCGCACCAGTTGCAACGCCTCGGGCGCCGAAGGCGCTTGCCCCGGCCCCTTGTGCGATAGCTTGGCCAGCGTTCGACGATGCCCCGTTTCCCGCTGCGATTCCTTCACTTTGATAGACAGCTGCGTTATGCCCCATAGCGAGGCCATGCTCGCCACTTACCGAGGAGCCATAGCCATACGCAGCACCCCATTGAGCCGATACACTGGCAGTGTACCCGCCTGCAGTGCCCCGGGCACCGCTTACGCTACCTTGCCCTCCAAAGCATGCAGAGTAGTCGCCACTTACCTGGCATCCGCTCCCCCAGGCTACGGATGCCAGGCCGCTTGCTAATGCTCCACTGCCTCCAGCCAAGGCGCTATCAGCATTGGTGGCTGCGTTACGTCCGAAAGAGGCGGAGTACTGACCCCAGGTGCTGGCCCCATCTCCCCATGCAACTGAGCCGCTCTTGCCGTTGTAGGCGTACCGGCCACCCGCGAGGCAGTTAGTCGCATCGTTCTGAGCCCCCTCACCCAGCACAATTGACGAGGCATTGCGAAAGTCCAGGGAGATGAGCCCAAGCGCCGTCAGCCGAGCCTCCACCTTCGTACCAGCGAGCCAGCCACCACTCGGACGGACCGTCCCCTCCTGCTCACCAACGATCGTCAGATCGTTACCGCTGACCCCGGTCACCAGCACAATCTCGCGGGCGGTTTCCTCGCCTTGATCGTCAACCTGAAACAGTGTGAGCGTGTAGCCCAGATCCGCGCCGGCATTGCTCAACAGGCTGCCGCCGCCATCCAGCGACAACGTTGTCGAGCCCTCGGCCAGCGGTGCGGCGAGTGCCTGGGCAAAGTTGTTCACGAATCCGTAGCGCATGGCGGAAATCCTTCAGACATGAAAAACCCGGCGCGTGGCCGGGCGTTACGGGGGAGCTAGGGTCGCTGTTAGGCGGTACCGGAGATCAGCACGACCAGCTCCTGGCGCCGCTCGTTGTATTCGCTTGGAGTGCCGGTGAATGCGCCGTCGGCCAGAGTAACGGTCACGTTGCCGTGGAGGCGCAGCAGACGGCGTGCACGCTCCACCAGCGCCAGCGGCTGCCCGGCCAGCGAGAGCGTCAACGTGCGGTCGGCGGCGCTGTAGCCGCGGTTCGTGATCGCCACTCCGCCATCGAGCGTGGCAGCTCGAGTCACGCGCCGGCGCAAGCTTCCGGTGTCGTTGTCACCGTGCCCGGGCAGCAGCAAGGCCCCTTGCGGATCGAAAGTACGAGCAGCTAGGCCGATCAGATTACGCATGGGCTTTCCTCGTGATCAGGCACCGAGCCCGAGCAGAAACTCGGCCCCTTCGGCGTTGGCTCTCAACTGAACCTTTTCAATGATTTCCCACATGATCATCTCGAGAGCCGGCTCGAGGCCGTCGCTTGAGATCGTGATCAGACCATCACCGCGACGCATCGCCTCGGTGCGCGCACGCAGGTTGTCGACCTGGGCATCAATCAGCTTGCGCTGCTGATCTGCCGCCTCGCGCTGAATGTCGAGTTGCTGCTCGATGGCGCGCTCCAGGTCCCACTGCTGGTTGAACGAGAGATCCCCGCCAGCGAGTGTGCTCCACATGCCGGCTGCCGAATCCGCCAGCCCGGTGATGGTTTCGCTCGTCGCTGAGAGAATTGCCTCGACCTTGCGGGCATCGCTTTCAAGTTCGGCCACGGCGATTGACGCCGAGAACTCCATCGACTTGATGCGTTCGTTGCTGGCCAACTCTTCCAGCGCCAGCTCGTGCGCCAGCACAGCCTCGCGGGCAGCAAGGATCGCTTCTTCTGTCTCTAGCACCTCCTTTGCCAGCTCCTCCTGAGCTGTCTTGCCCTTCTCCGCACCATTGACCATCTCACGGTAGTAATCCGTCAGCTCATCGAACTGCGACTGGTCGATCAGGCCTTCTTCGAAGGCAGCCTTCACCTGGGCGTAGGCGGTCTCCAGCTCGCCGATGTTTGAGGCATGCTGGAACACGCCGTCATCAACTCGCTGCCATGCGTTTTCCAGCGGGCCAATTTCATCGAACACGGCGCGCAGCGATTGAGCGGTATTCTCTTGCTCACGGGCGAACGACTCAGATGATCGCCAGGCCTGATCGACCAGAGCGTCGTAATCCATGTACTCAGCATTCAGGGCGGCCAATTCGCGCGCCTCACGGGCGCGAGCTTCTGCATGCCGGTCCACGCCGGCGATGGCGTCGTCGACTTCTTGCCGGGTCCGGCGCGTCCACTCGGCGAGATCCTCCTGCGCTTCGCCGGCTTTTACCCAGTCCTGAATGGCGTAGTCGTAGACCAGCCGCCCTTCATCGATGGCCCGGTTCTGCTCGCGCAGCTCCCGCGTGGCCTCGTCTGCGTTGTCGCTGAAACCGAGGAACGAGGCACCAGCGTCATAGACCGCCTTGCCCACCAGGCCGGCGGCAATGGCCAGGCCGACAGGCCCAGTCATCACCGATACCAGGCCGCCCAGAATCGGCACGGCCTTTGCCACCACACCGCCACGACCGGCAAACGCGCTCATCAGTCCCGTAACCGTGGTCACAGCGCCAGCCAGCGTATTTATCGCCAGCGCGGCGCCGCCGAGGCTGCCAACCAGGGCAACCGTTGCTGGGTCCACCTCGAGCAGCAGTTGCACCAGATCGCCGAGCTGATCCAGGAATGGGCCGATGGCGGTGATGGCGCCAGCGGTGTAGGCGCTCAGCGCCTCGAACCCCAGACCGATGGTTTCAATGACACTGGCCAGCCCCTCAGCGCTGGTCAAATCGGCTCCATTGAACAGGTCCGAGATGGCCTGGCGTACCAGGTCGATGCCGTTGAAGAATGCAGAGAAGTCTGCCTGTTCCAGCGCCTCCGGCAGGTTCTTTGCCACCTCGAGCAGCGTCTGCTCGATGCTGCCGAACATCGCCTCCAGCTCTGTGACGAACGCCTCGAGCTCCCCGCCCGCCACGCTGGCACCGATCGCACTGAAGATGGCGGCGATGGCTTCCTGAATTCCGCCGAACTCATCCAGCAGCGGGTCGCCCACGGCAATCAGGGCCGTTTGTATCGAGTTGGCGATACGCTGGTTACCCTGCTCCACTGTGCCAGCCATGCGGCTATAGGCTTCTTCGGTGGCACCTGTGGCGTTGCCCATCGCCTCGATGTTGTCGGCGAACCGATCGGCACCCAGGCCGGTCAGGGTCAGCATCCCATTCAACGCCTGAACCGAACCGAACAGCTGCGCCATTTGCTCGGTGTTGCCGCCGGTTGCTTGCTGTACATCGAGCAGCACGCCGGAGAGCCCTTTGCTCTCAAGCGCCGCCGCATTGAACTCAATACTGAGATCCTCGGCCAGGCTCTTTGCCTGTTCCGTAGGCTTGAGGATATTGCTGATGGCGTTCTGAATCTGTGTGATCGCGCCGCTGGTCGTGCTGCCGGTGGCGGTCAGCGTGGCCACGGCCGCCAGCAGCTCTTCGAACGAGACGCCGGCGGTTGCCGCCAGGCCGGTCACGTTCGCCAACGAGCCACCCAGCTCGGGAAGCGTGGTTACGCCAGAGCGGACCGTCTGGAACAGCAGGTCGCTGAAGTGCTCGGCCTGGTCCATCCCCGCGCCATAGGCGTTGAGGGACGACACCAGTACCGAGAGCGCGCCATCGAGATCCGACTTGCCTGCGATGGCCATCCGTTCGGCCTGGCGCACCACGTCGAGCGAGTCGGCGTAATCCACACCCGCCGAGATGGCGTTGTAGATCGACTGGTTGATTGCATCCAGGCTCTGGGTCGAGTCGCGGCCGTAGTCGAGGATCTCCTGCCGGAAGGCGCCGAGGCTATCCGTTGGCTCATCGATGAGCGTCGAGATCTCGCGAAACTGAGCGTCGAAATCTCCGGCCAGCTTGATGGCAAACGCCGTGACCGCGGCACCTGTGGTCAGCAGGGCGGCCTCGAACTTGAGAACGCCCAGGGTCACGTCAGCCAGCGGCTGGGTCGCCCGCTCAACGCTGTCAGCAACACCATCGATGCGCTTGGTTACGCTATCGACACCGGAGCCCATCATGTCGACGCCTTGGAAGATGATGGCGACCGACTTCTCCAGATCAGCCATGCCGCGTTGCTCCTGCCAGGACTTTCTCGACACCTGGCTGCCCCATCAGGGCTGCCTCAATCACGTAGCCACTGCCCACGCGCCGCCCGGCGCGCAACAGAGTCGCCTTGTACCAGCGAACGCCGTTATTCAGAGTTGGCGCTTTCACCTTCAGGGAGTCGCCCGGCAGCCCGAACACCGCCTTTCGGGATTTGTCGGCAGTCCCCGTCAAGCCAGGAGTTGGAGCAACGACGGTGCGGCGTGAGAGGGTGAGCTGCGGCATGGCCACCTCCGGCGAGCAGGCAAAGAAAAGCCCCGGCGGTTGCCAGGGCTCAGGAATGCAAAAGCCCGCCGGGTGGCGGGCTTGGTATGTCTGGGGAATGCAGTCTTCTGGAGTGGCCGAAGGCCCTATTCGAGGTCGGCGTTGGTCAGCTCGACCCGAGGCTCTTCCGGCTCGTCCGACTGGTTCGACGCGTCGTTCTCGGGCTGGGCGGGCGCGGGAATAGTAAGGCGCGCGGCGTTCATATCAAAGGGCAATTCAGTGCCTTCGGGGCATGGCACATCCTGGTACGCAATCGTTCCCTGATACTGACATTTATGCATGTCCGCAGCGGCAGCCAGCGGCAGCAAAGCCAGAAGTAGCGCTAGAGATAGCAATGTTTTCATTGGAACCGTCCTTTGTGCCAAGGCCGCAAAATAACACACCGTTACCTAATCTTTTGTACGATTTTGCTGACGCTTTTCGTAATACATTGCCCACAGTTGGCACTCCAGCGGAGTGAGAATCTGGAGCGGGAACAGATCGGGGCGCACCCGAAACAGGAACTCGCCCTTCAGGTCGCAGAGCTGGAGGGCGAGCTGGATGTCTTTGTCCCTGAAGAGCGCTTCGGCTTTCCCGGCTCTCCTCCTTGGCCGGTCAACTTGACGATCTCATTGGTGAGCTGGTTGAACTCGACCGGGAAAGCCTCGGCCAGCTTCACCGCCACCTGATGGGTGCAGGCGGGCTCAACGCTGGCGATCACCAGCATCTCGATGCGTTTGGCCAGCTCGTCAGGCACCTTGCCGTCGGCCCCCAGCAGCGCCTTCACCGCTTCGGCTACTTTGTCATCGACGCCGGAGAGCATGCCCTCGGCAATGGCGTTGCGGTTGCGGTTGCGCGCCTGGGCTTCGTTACACAGTGCCAGCTCGGCACCGGTCAGGCCGCGCACCTTCCACTTCGGCTTCTGCTTGGCCGAGAGCCCCTTAAAGAATGGGCGCAGCGCCTCGACAGGCACCTCGTCGGTACGGGGCGAGAACGCAGCGCTGGTGAACTTCTGAACGTCGAATTCCATGGGTCATCCATCGCTTGAGAAGAAGGCGCCCTGCCCCGGCGACCCCGGGCAGGGCGAGCGGTTCGGCAGCTATCAGCCGTCGAAGTCGACGGTGGCTTGCTCGGCCGAGATGGTGGCGTTGACGGTTACGTGATCGCCCACCGGGTATTGCCGGGCAATACCCAGAATGCCGCGTGTGAGCGAGAACGGTGCCCGGTTGCGGTCCTGGAACCAGCGGAACCACAGGCGCTGATTCTTCAGCCGCACGATGGGATCAGTGATGCCGTCATTCGCCCGGTGAGTGAACGACGCCTGCCCCAGTGTGCGCGACACCGAGCCAAGCGGACCGCTGTAGGTGTCGGTCGAGTTCACGCTGTGTGATTCATCAGCCGGGACGAAATCCGAGCAGTACGGCAGCTCGGCGAAGATCGGCGTGTAGCCCTTCACGCTTACTTTCTTCGGCAGCTCGCCGACGTGAATCGTGGGTAGTGCAGTGGCGAAGCTCACCTCGCCGGACGCCGGGTCCTCGCTCCAGACAGGGAAGTCGTAGCGCTCCTGGTGCACGCCCGGCACTGAAAAAATCTCGGTGGTTACAACTTCTGCCGCTGTGAGGCTCGAGAGACGAACCTGCGCGATCTCGATGGCATCCACCGGAATCAGCGGCGGGCCGCCGGCGGCACCCCGCGTCTCGCTGAAAGAGGTGCCGGCCAGTCCTGTCTCACCGCTAAGAGCGCCAGCAGTGACAACGATCGAGGTAACCATGTGGGTGTCGGTTTCGGTGGCACGGCCGACACTTACCTCACCGGATGCCACGGCAACCAGGCCGTCGGCATTGGCGGTGGCGGTGCCCGGCATGTAGAGCGTCAACGCCTCGACGTGCACGCTGTCGCTCACGCCGGCATCGGGAACCACGCGGCCGCCAGTCGCCAGGCCCCAAGGGCGCACGTGGGTATCGAACCCGCTACGGCCCGACCAAGGGGCGAAGGAGGCCTCGAACACCTGGCCATCGCCGGAGTCCGACATTTCCTCCCAGTCATTGAAAGCTTGCCCGGACTCGTATTCCAACAAGCCATTCTCTGTGATCGCCATTGTCGGCTCTCCTTTGGTGCGTTGCAGGAAGCCCGGCGGCCGGGCATAGAAAAGCCCGCCGGGTGGCGGGCTGGGATGGTGTCATGTGTTAGGCGGAAGTGTCAGACGGGAACGCGGCGGATGGGGCGCACTCGCTGTCCGACATTTTTGCCGTTAAACGCGCCTTGGGTGCCGCTCAGGCGCGAGTGGTAAGCATACAAGTCCGTGTACTCTGTGCTGCTCCAGCGGTACGGGGAGGGCGTTTCCGCGTCCGTAAATTCCGGGTGCCCCGCCTCCCCGAGATTCGCCTTTACCAAAGCAATCTCGTTCCGAGCCGGTAAGTACCAGTCTGGGAACCCGCCGGCTCCGTAGTCCCGACAGTGGTAGAAAGCGTGCGAGTTACCGTTGTCGAAGCTCGACAGGATAAGGTCCTGGTTGGCGTAGCCATCATCGTCGTCAGTGGCTCCCGTGACAGCACCGTAGTCCCCCCACGCAAGATCGGTGGCTTCGCCTGCCGCCTTTGCCGCTACTATATGGAATTGCCGCCCGTCACCGTAGGAAATCGTCCCGGCGTAAATCCCTCCGCCGATCTCGTCGCCAATTTGGGCATTTGAGTAGTCCTCACCACCACCCCCACCTCCACCACCTCCCTGCATCTGGCTTCGCCATAGTCCTCCGCGCCACAGGCCCGAGCCGCCGCGCTGGCTCGCCCACAGGGGGCGGCTAAAGGTCATACCGTCACCTCCCAGGTGCTGGCTCCTGTTGACACCAGGCGGAGGGCGGAGACAGTGCCTGCGATGCTGTCGACGTTGGTCTCGACTACCTCACCAGCCGGCCAGTCGTGCCAAGTTGCACTACCCTCTTCGATTGCTGCGTAATTGCTCAGAGTGTATTGCAGGGAGGCGGCCGTTCCGGGCGTGACAGCCACGGCGACGTCACGCCCTACGCTGGGGATGATGAGCGGGTCGCTGGTGGCGTCCGTCACGGTCTCTGTGTGGAACCACCGCACGTCGGCGCGCCCCACCAGGCTCTCGCTGCGCATCTCTTGAATCGGCATGGGGTCAGTCCTCAATCGGGCACTTCAGTGAAGGGGTTGCCAACCGGGTGAGTCCAGCGCACAGCCAAGTCAACCCCCACCGTGATGATGCTGCTGCCGGTGTCGGGGTAAAGAATGGCGGTAGCGGTATAGGTGAGATCCTCTGCGAGACCGCCGAGGGTGCGATCGGCAGCGGTAGCGTCGGCGATCACCTGGGCCAGAATGGCGTTTCCCTGGGCGTCCCACTTGTCGGAGTCGGCATCTGCTGGGTGCTGGGCGATCAGGCTAGCGCCCGTTGTAACGCTGACGGCGCCGTACTGGTCACGCTCCACCTGGCCGTCCTCGCCAGACCACAGCACGCGGGCAGGCAGGTCGCGCTTGTCGATGTCGGCACGCGCGCGGTGGGCGCCAAGCTTGTCGGCCAGCGCCTGGAAGATCAATTCTCGGGTCGGCACCTGGGCCATAGCTCCCTCCTACTGCCGCGCCAGCAGGCGGGCCGCTTCATGTTCCATACGGGCCATCAGCCGCTCGCCGCTGGGCGCCTGCAGGTCGTCTTTCACGTCGGTGAATACCTGGCTCACCGATGGGCCATATAGCACTTTCAGCCCCTCGCTGCGCCCCAGGCCGGGGCCTCGCTTCGTGCGAATGGCGATAGCAGTCACGCCGTTGGCGAAGGTTATGTAGAACGCACCTGGCATGCGCTTCTTTCCACCGGTGGGCTTCACCTGAACGCCGACACCGCCCCGCTTGTATGCCGAGTGCTTGAAGCGCGTCAGCAGGAGGCCTCGAGTCGGCGTGCTGATGCGCCCCTGAGGCTTGGCCACGGTGGCCTTGGCCACACGCAAGCGATCGCGCACGTAGGCGGCCGTGAGCTTCACCTGGTTGCGGATCTCTCTGCCGGCCTCGGTACGGGTCACCGTCAGGGTGTGGTTGATGGCGTTGGCCATCGCCCGGTTGCTGCCGTTTTTGACGTGCGCCAGCATCTGCTCGATCTCGCGCACCGCGGCGCGGTCCATCTTGATTTGCATCACAGCACCTCGACGACTATCCAGGTGACCATGTGGCCGTCGTCACGGTCGCGCCGCTGCAGCCGCCATGTTTCACCGTTGCTCACCACGGTGTCGCCGCTGCGGGCATCACCCAGCACATCACTCGCTCCCGTCAGCTCGGTACGGCGCTCCACTGTCGTGGTCGGCTGCCCCTGCTGCACCGGGATCACGTCGCGATCGATGATGACCCACACGTCAGGCACCGGGTCGCCGGTCTTCGGGTGGTAAACGGCGGCATGGTCGTCGGCCAGGTGATCGCGAACCGCCTCATCGAGGCGGTTCGCGAGGTCTGCAAAGCTCATCAGCGGTTACTCGGTGAGCTTGATGCAGGCCTTCGGACGGGTGCAGAGGTGCGCCGGGTTCGACTGCGCCTCGAGTTCCACGCCCTTGCCGTGCTTCATCGGCTCCGAGGAGCTGTAGAACGGCAGGCCGAGGGTATTCACCGTCTCCATGTAGTCGCCGGGGGCGAAGCGGGTGATGAAGAGATCCATCACGCCCAGGGGCACGGCATAGGCCTCGGTGTCGGCTACCTTGATGGTGCCGCCGCCGCGGTAGCGCTCCCAGAAGATGCCGCCGAACATGAAGCCTTCGCGCGGATCAGCGCGGAGTTGGGCACCAGACTGCCAGCGCTCGTAGGCCTCCTTCACCAGCTTGTGGCCGATGAACTTGCGCCAGAAGCTCTTGCCGCACACCACGGTCACCCCGGTATAGGACAGGCCACCCAGGGCATCCTCGATCTTCTCGTGGATGTCCAGGCACTTGCCCTGCACGTCGGTGGTGGCTGTGCCCAGCGCCATGGCGACTGTCTGCTGGGTGATGCCGAAGGCATGGAACAGGTCGTAGATGACAGTGGTGCCGTCGCTGTCCAGCACCTGGCCCATGATAGCGCCGAGTCGGTGGTGCTCGTGGGTCATGTCGATACGGCGCGCCATGGTGGCGAGGCGGCCATTGACCACTGTCTGCACTGCCTGCATTTGGTCTTCGCTGCCGAAAGCGCGGACGTTCTGCACCTCGTCGGCCAGAATAGTGGCGGTAGTCGGCAGGTGGGCGGTCTGGAAGCTGATACCAGTCCGCTTGCTGCCACCCACGACGGTGCCGGGCGCGCCGCGCGGCTTGTTTTCGACCAGCCCCAGTTTCTCGCCATCCTTCTCGATGACCAGGCTTGTGGTGCTGATCCCGTTGGCCTCGAACAGACCGAGGCCGCCGATCTGATTCGGCACGTACTCCACCTCGTTGATCGCCGCGGTGAGCCGCGCCAGGGTGAAGATGTCGGACTCGAAGATGTTCATGATGATGTCCTATGTCATAGGTGATCAGTCGGCCCGACCGGGAAGGGTGGCGGGCATCCGTTGGGTGGGTTAGCGGACGATGACGCCGCGGCCGATGAGGTCGTTGATGCCGCCCTCGATCTCCTGCTCGGTAGCGCCATCCGGCCAGGTCAGCGCCTCGCCGTGTACCTCACAGGCGCGGGTATGCACCACGCAGGGTTGGGGGGAATCGCTAGCGTCGACGCCGGCATAAAGCACCGCCTTGGCATCTTCGGTGCCATCGACGGCGGCGAAGTCGACCTGGACATAATCGCCATCGCCATTCAGCGCCAGCACGGTACCGGCCTGCAGGTTGCCGCTGGCCAGGGTGCCCTGCTCGCGCGCCCGGGCACCGTTGGCCTCGGAGACGATGTGCTCACCGGTGTGCCGGCCTTCGGTGAAGGTCTTGCTATCCATGTTGCTTCTCCTCGAGTGAGGTGGGTATGGAGTGGTTCAGGCCGGCCGGTCAGGCGGTGGCCTTGCGGTTCTGCCGGTCATAGATCTTCTGGTAATCGATGCCGACACGATGCCCGCCCTCGGGCGAGTGCGAGTTGTGGATGGTGTGGCGGTTGCCGTGGGCAGCTGCCACGTCGTAGATGTATTCCTGCGCCTGCTCGGCGGCCATGCCGTTGTCCACCAGCTTTTCCATGAGCTGCGGCTGGCCGGTGGTCTGGCAGGCCTTGATGATGGCGGTGATGCGGGTGCGTTCGGCGGCGACAACCTCTTCAGGATCAGGATGGGGAGCGACTTCGATGCGGCCGGGGCCCATTGCCTTGATCTGCTCGAGCAGGTCGGCGGGGATGTCATCGAGCTTGGCCACGACAGGAACCTGCTGACGCAGCGCGATGATCTGGTCGCCCAGATCAGCTGCCTGCGCTTCGGCCTCCTCCGGCGTGATGTCGAACGCCAGCGCCAGCGCCAGCGCGTCGGCGGCGGTCATGGCCTTGGGCGGCTGCGACTGCTGCTGGAGCTTGGCGCGGGCTTGCTCGGCGCCGTGAGCCATGGCCCGGGCAAGGCTGGCCATGGAGGCGGCGGCCTTGGTCTCGACCATCATGTTGTCGGCCAGACCCAACTCGACGGCGCGCTCGGCACTCAGGATGGTTCCGTCGCCGTCATCGCCGGTCATCAATGACCACATCTCGTCGCGGCGCTCTTCGCCCACCCGAGCAATGTAGTGGGCCATGATTCCGTCACCGATGGTGTCGAGATCCCCGGCGAGTGCGCGAAGTTGATCGGCATTACCCAGGGCGACGGTCCAAGGCTTGTGCACAAACATCCACGAGCCAAGCCCCATGTTCACCACGTCAGCGGCGGCGGTGATGACCGACATGATGCTGGATGCCTGGCCCAGGACGTTGACGGTGACCTTGGCCGGATGGTCGCGCAGATAGTTGGCGATGGTGATGCCATCGGTCACGCTGCCGCCTGGGCTGTTGGCATCGATGATGATCTCGTCCAACTCCCCCAGCGACTTCACTTCGCGCATAAAGGTGTTTGATGCGACGCCGTCGTCGGCCCACCAACTACGGCCGATCTCTCCGTCGATGGTGATATGGGCCACGCGCGGGTTGCCCGCTTTGGCCTTGGCGGTAAACCATTTCATAGGTCAGTCCTCTTCGTCGGTATCAGCGGCCAGGGCCTCGAGGGCCTTCTGCAGGGCGCCGTTCTTGGCGGTGATGCGCGGGTCGGAATCGAGCACCAGGCCATGGCCATCGGCGCTCTGGTTGCCCTTCTGGATTTCGGCGTCGAGCTGCTCGAGCGACCAGCCGCGTTCGCCGGCGGCCTCGCTGCGCGGCTTGAAGCCGGCGCGCACCTCGAGCAGGTCGGCAGTGACTTCCTTGAGCGGGTCGACCCATGCCCACTTCGGTGCAATCCAGTCGATGGCCAAGGCCAGTTCACGGGCGCCCTGCCAGTAATTGGCAATGGAGAGCGCGCCACTGGTGACGGCCACATCGAGCCACTTGGCGGCGATACGACGGCACCACTGGTGCACCATCAGCTGAGCCTGCAGGGCTTCGACTCGCCGGCGGAACTCGAGCAGGCCAGCACGGATGCTGGAGTAGTTGACGCCTTTGAGGTCGCCAGTCAGCTGCTCGTAGGTAATGCCGGCGCCAGCCGCGACGGCCAGCAGCTCGGAGCGCAGCCACTCGGTGTATTGCCCCTGGATGTCGGGCGGGTTCGAGAACGTAACTTCCTCGTCGTCCTCGAGGTAATGGATGCCTCCGGGCACGAACTCATCGATTTGCTCCCGGTCACCCGGCATGCTCACCAGCTCGCCGAAGTTCGGGCCGTCATCCTCCGGGTCGTGGGCTGTCTTGCGCTTCACGAACGTGCCGAACAGCTGCGCCAGCTTCTGGCGGGCCAGCGTGGCATCCTGCATCTCGTCGATTTCGTAGAGCCGGATGATGACGCTGGTCAGCTCGGGCACGCCGCGCAGTTGACCAGGCCGCTGACGGCGGTACATGTGAATGACGTTATCGGCCGGTACCGGCACCCGCTCGTTGATCTGGGCGGTGAGCTGCTCGTGCGGGTGAAACCGCCACAAGTGGTAGGCGGTGCGCTGACCGAGGGGGCTGAACTCGATGCCCATCTTGATCAGACGGCCGCCGAAAGCCTGGCTGAAGGTCGGGTCGAGATGCTCGGCCTCGATCACCTGCAGCTGCATGGGCACGCTCAGGCCGTCGCTACGGCGACGGTACCGGATCCGCCCCAGCGCCTCGCCGGCCTCGAACTGGCTGCCAGCGGCCAAAGTCTGAAGGCCGTAGAAGTTATCGACGCCATCGGCATCACACTCTTCTACCCAGCGATCCCACAGCGCCTGGATGATCGGGTCGCCCCACTGCGGCTTGATGCCGGTCCCCACCAGGTTGGAGACGTACTTCTCCTTGGCGCTGGCGGCGTACGGGTTGTTGCGGATCGCGTTGTGGCTGCGCGAAACCAGCATCGGCAGGCTGCGCTCGATCGGTCCATTTGGCCCGCTTGCCACAGTGCCCTTGCCCGCCATGCGGCGCTTGGTACTCGCGCCCTCATAGGCACTGGCCCGCACTTGCACGAGCTGCTGCCCCCGGTACCGCAGGCGGGGCTTGGCTGTCACGGTCATGTCAGAGCCCTTTGCTGGTAACGGCGTAGCGGGTACGCGAACGGCGACCCGTTTTCAGGCTGCCGGTGATGGTGCGCTCCAGTTCGCGCAGCTTGCTGATGTCGGTCTGGGCGTACTGCACGGTGCGCCCATCCTTGACCACCATGGTCACGCGGGCACCGCTTGCCAGGTCGAGAATGGCCTTGCGCACCTGGGCGAGATCGTCGGCGGTGTAGGCCATGGCGGCTCCTAGATTCGAGGTTTCGCTACCTTCCGCCGGCGCTTCTTCGCGGCGGCGGGCTGCTTGTACTTGGGCTCTTCGGGTCGGGCGTCCGAGTCGGGGTCGAACACGAGCAGGTTTCTCTCCCACTCGTCAGCCCAGGGTGGCGGGGCCGCCCAGTTGATTTTCTCGACGCCGAGGATGATCCCGAGCGCCAAGTCGTAGGCGCAGAGGTCGAAAGCCTCGTTGGCTTTCTTGCCGGGCTTGCTCCACTTGCCGGTTGCGGGGTCGCGCACCTCGTACGTCAGCTCGTCGTACCACCACCGCCCCAGCCAGGCCGGCACATGCATGTAGCCAGCCCCCGGGTTGTCGCGGTCCATCATTGCGGCAACGGCGTCTTTGAGCAGATCGGTACCCAGGATGTAGAGAGGCACGTCGCCGCGGGCGCGGCTCTTGCGGCTCTTCCTGCTGGTGTTGTCTGGCCAAGTCTTACGTACACGGTTCGTAGTCTTCGAGCTACCGCCCTTGAGGAGGTAAGCGCGCCCCTGCAGGCCATCGGTACGCAGGCGGCGGAACCATTCGTAGGCCTGGCTTGTGACCGACTCCTCCCCTTCACCCTCGCCACCGGTGTCGACGGCAACCGCCAGGATCGGCATCCGCCGGCCACTGCCGTCGGAGAGACGGTAGCTGCGCTTGAGCACGTCGCGGGTCAGCAGATCCCAATCCTCGGGCTGGGTTGCGGGGCTTATCTGCCGGGGCTCCTGGTCGTTGTTCGGCCCCTTGTCTTCACGGATGTTGAAGCGGTCGACGATCCACTTTTCGCGGTTCACACCGGTACCATGCACCTGGACGACAAAACGACGATCTTTGCCGCCCTGCACATCGACCGTCGCGGTCAGGAATCGGACGCCAAGCGGGACTGTCCTGCGTTCGACCTGCTCGGCGCGATCCATGAGGCGCTGGCTGGAACGCTGCACATCGGACCGGCGATGCTTGTATGGCCTACCCCAGTCAGTGTTGATGACGGTCTTCAGCGTCTCCTGGCTGCCGGTGAGCGCGTAGGTCTCCTCCGCACGCGCCAGCTTCTCGGCCAGGCTGGTCCAAGACTGGAAAGCCGCGGCCGGCCCTTCCATCCAAAACGAGGCAATTCTCGTTTGACGGGGTGTGCCGACCAGCTCACCTTCAACGGTCAGTTCGCAGCCCTCAGGCACCCAGCGGCCGGCCAGGTTCAGGGCGCGCTTGAGCTTGGGATCGACCTCGGCGCCGCAATGTGAGCAACACACCCGCTTCGACGCCTGGTTGAAATGCTCCTTGATCGGTTGGAACCAGCGGCGACATGACGACTCAGGGCACTGCCAGTAGAGGCGACGGCGGTCGCCATGGTTGTACCAATCGAGAATGCCCGTGGTCGGCGGTGCCATGTGCGGCTGATCCGCTGGGCGCTCCCAGTCGGGGTCAGTTATCTCTCGCCCGGGCGAGGACTCGGCCAACGTCATGCCGGTCGAACCGAATGTCTGCGTGCGCTTGCTGGCGAGGGTGAACGGGTCGCCCTCACCGTCGATGTCGTCGCCCAGACGGTCGAAGTCAGTGATCAGAACGAACTGATAGTCCGAACTGGCCATGACGTTCTTCGAAGGCCACTTGATGCCGAGATAGTTGCCGGCGCGAAACGTCTTGTCGTGGACGTTGTTGTCGTGGCCGCGCGGGCTCAGCCGAGGTATTAGCCGCGGCGAATTCTGCAGCATCCGGTCGATGCGCTTCTTCGAGAACTCGCGCGCCTTGTCCTCGGAAATCTGGATGATCAACCCATCGCCCGGGTCACAGTCGATCTTGTAGGCTACATAACCATCCACCAGGGCGTTTGTCTTGCCGGTTCTCGCCGGTCCAACGAAGATCACGGCGTCGTAGCGCCGGCTGCCCATGCAATCCAGCGGCTCGACCATGTAGGGCGTGGCTTCGGGTGACCAGTCGCGCACCGTGCCGTCACCACCCACTACCTTCATCACTTCGGCGGCTGCCTGGCTGGCACGGATCCGGCGCGGCGGACGGATCAGCTCGGCGACATCCCGACGAATAGCGGCAGCGCTGGCGGTACTACTCATCCGGCGTGCCCTCCTGACCATCGTCGGCGACGATTGCCTGATACATCTGCTCGCGCAGCGCGTCGGTGGTTTTTTCTACCAGTTCAATCGCCTCGGGCGGCAGGCCAGCGTCTCGCTCGAGCATGTCGGCCAGGGAGTCGAGGCCGCTGGCCACGGCCTTGGCCAGGCGGCTCATCTCGCGGTGAGCTTCCTCTACCGGCACCAGCAGCCGCATTTCCTTCTCAAGCTTCACTCGGGAGAGCTCGGAGGCGTACCAGTCCTTGCGATCGGTCGGGTGCATCTTCGAGGGGTCCATCCCCTCGGCGATATGCGTCTCGCCGAACAACGCCGGCCCTGCATCCTTCAATGCGTAGACATTGGCACCGTTGCGGGAACCGGCCGGCACCACGCCGGCTTCTTTCAGGCGCTTGCGTACCGTGTCGCGATGCAGCCCGAACGCATCAGCCAGCCTGGTGATGTTCCAGTTGTAGGCCTCTTCCAGGCGGTTGATCTCTGCCACACGGTCGTCATCCTATGTTCGGCACCGTGGCCCTCTACTATTCGGCACCTTCGGCACCACGAAACCCAGCAACCATGCGGTATTCCCCCAGGTACTGCTGACGACCTAGGAGTGCCGAAATTTGGTCGAAATCCGGGGCTCTGCGCCCCCGTGGCCGGGCCCTGGGAGCTGGGAAGGACCCGCGGCTTGTCTGTTATGGGTTTCAGGGCATTCAAGTTTCGTAAGCTGGTGCCGATACAACTCGCTCCAAGCTACGAATCAAAGGAATTGATATGAAGAATGCATCTGCACTTGCTGCACTGACCATAGCCGCTGCCTTCTCTACTCCAGCTATTTCTGGCCCTTTCGATGAGGTGTTTGCCGGTGCGTCAGCTTGTATGGACTCGATTAACCAGCAAGCTCTAGCGGCTCAGGCAGAGAGCGGAGAAGGAGAAATCAACCTCTTCTCCGTTCCGTATGTGCATGCAAAGGAAGAGCGAACAAACACCTCGTATTCACAAGACGCCATCACCCAGTATGTTCCGGCGATCACTGCCACGTACCTAGACGGAAATGTACCTGGTGCTGCTTGGAGCGAATGCATGCAAGCTAAAGGGCTTCCCACACCTGATTTGCCGTTAGAGTAAGCCAGGCTAGTCACTGGGCCGCATTTCCTATCGACCCGGCCGCTGGCGCCAGGCCTGCCACAGCGTCAGCGCTGCCCAGCACACGACCAACAAAGCCACACCCAGGCGGGCGGTACGATCACGCAACCACTGCAACGCTCGGCGCCGCTCAGTCCTCGCTGCCGACGTCATGCGACATGATCTCGACGATAGCCGCGCGGTCTGCGTTTGCCCGGCGCCGCAGGGACTCGTACTCGGCCAGCAGCTCCAGCACACCCCGGTGGGTTGCGCCCTGCCTGGCAGGCGGTGGTAGCGGGTCAGTCAGCCTGGCCGGAATCTCGGGCGTCACCAGCACCGGCACGCCGATCGTCTTGGTCTGCCAGTTGCTGCAACCACTCAGCAACAGGACCAGGCAGATCGCGATCCAGCCACTCACGCACTTCCGCATGCTCTCGCTCCAGTCGGGCCAGCTCATCGAGGTGCGCCCGGATCTCCTCGCGGGCCTCAGTCAGAGCCTGTTCGCGCTGTGCCAGAGCCCCCTCCAGGCGCCGGGAGTAGTCCCGGCGCCAACGTAATGCGCTATCAAGGACAGCAACCTCGGCCTGGCTGACCTGCAGCTGGGCGGTGGCGGCATCGCGCTCCAGCACCACCACCCGGTGGTACTGCCACGCTACAGCCGCAGCGATAACAGTCAGCACTACCAGCCACACCCACCCCGGCACCAAGCGGACCAGGCGAGTCACTGCCGCTGTCCCAGGCGCCGCGCCACTACGTCATCCCAGATAGCCGTACCCATGTAGGCGCCGATGACCGTTCCCCAAAGACCATAGGTCGGCCATAGCGCGGCCTCGGGCAGGTCCAGGACGAACAATGCTGCTGTCTCGAGGATGGCCGCTGCCATCGCCCAGTGGGCCAGCCGGCGGCGATTGCGCCACCAGTCGCGCGGCTCGTCACTCATGGCTCTCTCCTGCCAGAATGTGCTCCGGCTCCATCAAGCACAGCTCTCGCTCAGCCTGGCGGCGAGTGACCAGCCCACGAAGAACACGGCCGCCGGCATACACCCAGCGCAGCAGCTCGTCGCAGGCCTCCTGCACCTGGCCGGCGTTGAGGCGCCGCAGCAGGGTCGAGCGAGCGAATGCACCCTCGCCGACGTTGTAGACGAACGATGCCAGGGCAGCCTCACGGGTAGGTGGAAGCTCCGCGTCGACATGACGCTCCACAGCCTCGAAGGCCTCGCCCAGGTCTTGCTGCAACAGTCTCTCGCACTCGGCATCGCTGTGGGTCTGCCCGATGCGCGCGGTAGAGGTATGGCCATAGCAGATGGTGACCACACCCACCGGATCGATGTAGGCGGAGTTCTCCTTACCCTCAAAATATCCGACCGTGCCGGCGGCAATGGCAACAGCCGATGCTGTAGCTAGCGGCAATGCCAGACGCTTTAACACGCTCACGACTTGTCTCCATCGGAGCGGCCAGCCAATAGGTTATCCATGGCCAACCTGTGCTCACGCTGAGCCATCTCATGCTTCTCGCGCTCAATACGGGCTCGTCGTACGATCAAGAAAAGCTGGGCGAGCATGTAGGCGCAGGTCAGCAAACCAGCGACCACAGTGACCTGAGTGCTCGGGTCGGCGGAGAGCATCGCAGCCCAACCGAACGGCACAGGCGCCACGCGGGCGCCCTCCTGAATGATCATGGAGGACATAAAGGTCTCGTCATCGCTGCGGAATAGAGAAAGGCCACGCACAAGGGGCAAAGACACCAGGTGGTGCCATAACTGATAGGTTGCCGTCCTGGGCAGGAGGGCACACTGGGGGATGCGTGTTGGATAGCAGGCCCTGGAGTCGAACCAGGTTCCCGAGGATATGAAGGCCCCCGTGACATGCCGTCTGTCCCGCCTGCCGCAATGAAAACGCCCCGCCGGGGATGCCGGCAGGGCGTTGGTTGATTCTGGCTCCCGGCGATACTGCCTGCCAGGCTACAGATACGGTAGCGCAAGATGCTTATAGACGCAACATGTAGTAGCTATCAGCTGTCGAGGTACTTTTCACGGTACCGTCTCATGGGCTCTGGATCGCCATGCTTCTCAGCACGGTAAGCAATCTGGTATTCGCGCCGCCGATCGGCATCGCGGCCATCGGCGCGCTTGGCGCCTGGTGGCAGCCGATGGTAGTCGCCAGGCCGCTGCTCGGCCATCATGGCGCTTTGGCGGGCCTGGTCGACTGGCGTCTTACGATTGCGCCCGGCTTCCCTGGCGGCGGCGGTGGCGTTGGGCAGGTGGTCGTAGGTAAATCTGCCGGCGTCGATTTGCTGGCGCAGCTGCATGGAGAGCGTTTCGCGCGTGGCGGTGCCGGCGAGCGGGTAGCGCTGGGGGATGCCCCACTTCTCGCGGTAGTCCTGGTGAGTCATGCCGTGGGTGCGTGGAAGGTGAGTGGCCAGGGCACGGAACCATCGGCCGCACTCGAGGCACTGGATCTTTGGCCCGCCTACATAGGCATCCAGCTCCTCGAGCGACACGAACGGCCCGTGGCGCATGTCAGAACCCCAGGCTTTCGATCATGGCCACGCGTTCGGCCAGGCTCATTTCGCGCACGCGGGCGGCGAGGTCGCGCAGCGCCGAGGGCTCGCCGGTATCGCTGTCCTCGAGTTCGGCATCCAGGTGCTTGATGAGCAGCGGCTCGATGTAGGAGCCCGACAGGGTGTTGCCCAGCAGTTGACGCTCCTCGTCGGTGAGCTTGGGCGGCTGTGCACACAGCAGGGCGTAGCGGTCCCATATCTGGTTCAGGCGGCCGGTAACGCCGACGGTGTCGCGCCTGGCGTTCAGGTCGGCACGCAGGCCGGGTGATGGCGTGAACGAGGGGTTGCGGGGTAGCTCTTTCATGGTGCCTCCAGGCGAAAGCCCCGGCGCGTGGCCGGGGCTGGGTGATCAGGCTTCGATTTCATGCCAGCGCTGCTCGGCGGCATCCAGCAGGGCGGCGAGTTCTTCCATGGCGGCGGCTTCGTCGAACTCGATCTGAGCGCCTTTGGCTTCGTCGCGGTAGAAGATGGCCTGTTCGGCAAAGCTGTCGTTGCTCAGCTCGCAACCGCGCTCGCTGGCGGCATCCTGCATCAGATCGAGCAGTTCGTCGGTGGTGGCGGCTTCGTTGATGTGGCGAACGGTGATGTTTTGCATGGAAGGTCTCCTTTGCCTCTCCCGGCCTGTGGCCGCTTCGGCGCTCTGAGTGATGTGGCGGGCTCATTCCCTGTCCACGCCTTTACTGTATGACAGCTGTCGTACAGATGCAAGGACTTTCTCTCTCCGCTTTTGGTCGTAGCTGCAACACAACCCGGCCAAGCGGCCGGGCTCCTTCAAAGAACTCCCGCCTTCGCCTGCAGGATCAGCTCCACCCGCGCCTGGGTCGCCGCGTTGGTGATCGCCTTGCCGTTCTTGAACGCCCTCACACGGTGTGGCTGGCGCACTTCCACCAGCCGCCCTGGGTGCCGGCCGTCCTCGACCTGTTCAATGCAGTCGACGACATAGCTCGACACACTGAAACCCAGTTGGCGTCCGTAGTGCTCGACGTTGGCTGCGATCTGGTCGTAGCTGGCGCCCCACTCACCCTGCACGCGGCGGTCGAGCTTGCGAGCCTGGATCAGGGCGGCCAGCAGGTTCCTCGGCGCCAGTCGGGCGGCCACGATCCAGCGCCTCGCGGCTTCGTGGTCCTTGTGCAGCCGAATTCCCCGATCGTAGGCGGCGGCCAGCGGCTCTCGGGCAATGTCGGTACCGCCAGGCGCCAGCCCGGGGGCCATGGGGCTATGGGTGTGCCACCCGATGTTGTCGTGCTCATGCAACGTGCGCCGCTCGGCCTCCATGTCGAGGATCCTCCGCACGAACACCCGGGCCGCTTCGTCGATGTGCTCCGGGTGCGTCTGCCGCGCCAGCTCCCGCAGCCGCCAAATGCCCATACGCTCAAGGTCCGCCACGTTCGCCCCTCGCTCAGTCCGCGATGTCACTGCCAGTGCTGCAATCCCCATCGCCTTCTTCCCCCTTTCGCCATTCCGTACCTTCCGGACAATCAACAGCCTCCCCCCGATAGAACTGGGTGGGCATCAGGCTGGCGTACCAGCTCAGCACCGCCTTCGCCTCCTCGTAGCCACGCGCCAGCAAAGCGCAATAGCCCCGACTCTCTGCCAGCGCCAGCCAATCTCGTTGGCTCGTCGCCAAGGCAGCATGCTTGGGCGGTGTCGCCTTGAACTCGAGGTAGAGCCCATGCCAGCCGCCGCGGGCATCCATCACTACCAAGTCACTGACGCCTGGCTTCACCCCTTGCTTCTTGAGGTCAGCACCTGTTTTGCCATGGCGCGCCCCGCCGTTAGGTACGTGGTAGATCACGTCATAGAGTTCGCCAACCTTGGTGCCGCGCATCTTCTCGCCCAGCAACCACCGGATCACCACCGCCTGCTCGTTGCCCTCCCAGTCCACTCGGCGCTGTCTCAGTGCCGAAGGCTTGGCCACGCCAGGCGGGGGATTGCGCTTCACCTGGGCCATGGTCGGCTTCTTGCGTCTCGAGTAGATCGTCACAACGGCAGCTCCTGTTTCTTGTCCCACAGTGCGAAACGGCGCTCGATCTCGTCGAAGGCCTGGGCGGCAACAGCGCTCACGGCCAGATGCCCCAGGCTCTCGACGCCCAACTGCTCACGTAGCCAGGCGGCCGCCGTGGTGCGGTTGTGTGGCCAGCGGCTGGGGTGCGCCGATGTCGCATCCAGCCACTCGCAGAACCGCTCATCCTCGACCAGCGCCAGCGCCTGGCGCTCACGGGGTGCGCGTGCTTCGGTCATTGTCCGCCCCATTCTGTTCTGCATGGCGGTGGCGCAGGCGGGTCAGGCTTTCGCTTCTCACAAGGGCACAAACCAAGCTGCGATCTCAATAGCCAAGGCCCCATGAATGGGACGCTGCGCCACTTATCTGAAGCCATAAGCATGTAGCGCTCCGTCAGTGCCTTGCACTTCTCGTCGGCAGCCAGCCATTGCGAATCATCGCGTAGGTTGATCGCTAGGTGGTCCAGGCGCTCCTCGAGCTCGGCGAGCCGGCGCATTGAGCGGATCGGGTGGAGTAGGTAACGAATCACTGCGCTCTCCTCTGCTGGCGCTCCCAGCGCTGATAGTCCGCGACGATCCGGTCGAGCATGGCCCGGGCGGTGTCGCTGTGGTCGATCTCGGCACGGCTGGCAACGCCACAGGCCTGACGAATGAAGTCGGCGGCGTCCTGCACAGAATGGGTACCGTCTGGCAGCTGGGCGGGGCTCAGGCCATAGGCACGGCGCCGACGGTCGTCGAGGTAGAGCCGGAACCGCGGGTTCTGGCCCAGCACGGCCGCGCGCTTGGCTTGCTGGCCACCCTTCACCGCGCACCTCCCGCCGCCAGCAGCTGCTCGCCGGTCTCATACAGCCAGGCCAGCTCACTCTCCGCGCCAGGCTCTCCTGCCGCCGCGGCCTCCCGCGCCTGCGCCAGCAAGGTCAGGTGCATGGCGGCACAGCGCTCGAGCAGATCCTTCGGGATGGCGTGGCCATGGTGGAGCGATACGGTCGCCTCGAGGGGCAAGTCCCCAGCTAGCGGCGGCAGAGCCTGGCCAGAGCCTTCGCCAGTGATTCGCCCGGCAGTGAAAGCGTTGACGACCGGGCACTCGGGGCTGTGGAACTCTCCCTCGTTCGCCTCGCAGCCATGGCAAGCGGGCTGTGCAGGCGACTGCTCAGTTTTCACCGTGGCGGGCGCTTTCGGTGCAGGGGTTTGCTCAACCTGCCGCGTCACCGGCCGGGGTGCGCCTCCTACCATGGGGCGGAGCGTGTCGCGCAACTTCCGCGGCTGCTTGAAACCGGCCTCGATCGGTTGGGCCGGGCTAGCGGAATTGGACGGCGGCAAGCCGGCGGCCAGGTGCTGCGCCGCCTTCCGGCCATCGGCCGTGACTGACCAGCTGTCCTCATGCTGGACCACCAGACTCTGGCGCTTGAGCGCGACCAGGGCGGTGATCACGCCGTCCTGCTGGTTGCCGGTCTTCGCGTTGCAAGCGGCGAGTACGATCATCGTGCGCACCGGGCGGCGAGCCTCGGCGAACTCCTTGGCCAGTGCGATGAGCACCTTCTGCTCGAGCGTGCGATCAGTCATGCGTCATCGCTCCTCTTGGTTGCCAAGCACGTAAGGGCGAACACCGAAAATTCGGCAAATCTGGTCGCTATCGAACTCGCGGAACGCCAAGAACTCACCGGTCATGTCGGCACCCGGCTCTGCCATATCTACGCCCATCCAGGCGCCAGCAGGCAGACCATCGTCCAGGCTCGCCTTTGATGCCTCATGCACTCCGCCGCCTGTCAGCTGATATGCCGGCTGCATCACCTCGCCGACCTCTTCCTCGGCCGCGATATAGATTAGGCCCTGCCGCTCGAGGCGTAGCACGGCATTGGCGACCTGGCGCCAGCCCGGGCCCTCACCCTTGGCAGTGGTCAGGCGCTTGACCAGGGCGGGGATTGTCAGCGGTTGCGGGTCACCGCACAGGGTGGACCGGCGCAGGGCCACGAGGATGGCATTCTCGATGTCGATGGGCTTCATTTACCGCCCTCCAGAGTCTCGAAATAGAACACGACCGGCTTCACCGTCTCAGCAATAAGTCCGTGCTTCTTGGCCACGCGATACGTCGGGTTATTCCTGTGAAGCGCTCCGACGTAGCCGACAAGAACGTCTCTCCACCTCTCCAGTGAGTAGGCCGCTTTTGAGATGTTGCAGGGCGCGCAGGCAGGCATCATGTTGTCGAGCACGTGCCGTTCTTCGAAGTCTGCGCCCACCACACGCGCCTGGTGCCTACCTTTCTCATCCCGGTACAGCTCGTGTCTGCGACGAACGGCCTCAAGGTGGTCGGCATGCCAGCGCTTCCCCAACTCTTCGCCGCAGTAGGCGCAGCGGCCACCGAATTTGAGGCGCACTTGTTCGCGCTCAGTTTTCGTCAGACGCTTCATGCCGCCAGCTCCCGCAGCACCCGCGCTGCCTCAATGCGCCCCTTCTCGGTCAGCCGCAGCGTCGAACGCGGCGAACGGACCCCGGCGGGCTTGACGGTGCCGGCGACCTCGATCAGCTTGAGATCGAGCAACGCATTGGCGCGGGCACATGACGACGACAGCGCCATGCCGGCGAGCTCGGCAATCTCGTGCCGGGTCAGCGGGCGGGATGACAGCGCCAGCACGGCCAAAGCCGCCTCTTGCTGGCGCTTGCAAGCTCCGCTACGGATATGGTCCAGATAAGCGCCCTGCTTCACTTCGGCGCCGGTGGGTGTTCCGATCGGTTGCATGTTCATCCCCTCCCCGTGGCGGCTACCGGCTCACCCGCCTGCGCCAGCAACTCGGCACGGCGGCGTTCTTCCTGCTCCCTGGCCTCGGCACGCTGGCGTGCGGCCTCCTGCACGGGGCGGTTGATCAGGTCACGCAGCTGGGCGACGACGTGCTTTCGCTGGGCCGCGGCTTGCTTGGTCGGCGGTTCATCCGGTGGCGGCAGCAGGTGCTGCACCTGGGGCGCAGGCAACCGTCCGGCAGTCACCGCCTCCTCGAGGACGATCTGGCGCCGCTGCGGGTCATGCCCCAGCGATACCTGCCACTCCGGGCGGCGGCCCTCGGCCTTGGCCAGCGCCAGCTCCCGTTCGTAGGCGGCGAGGAACGCCATGCGAGCGCCCACCTTGTCGCCACCCTCCAGCACCGGCCGGGCAGCGCCGAATGCCTTGGCGATCTCAGGCGTCCACACCACGGTCTCCTGCTCGTCGGTACTGGTCAGCGCCAGCGCCCAGGCCTCGTTCGGCAGCAGGTGGGCGTTCGCACTCGGCAAGCGCTCCAGGATGGCCGCCAGCGTCAGTCGGCCGTGCAGTTCGGCACGGCAGCGGGCCAGCGCCCGGTGGATCTCGGCGAACGGATAGGCGGCCAGGTCCTCGACGATCAGCATGCCGGCGGATGGGCGCATCTCGTGCCCCAGCACCTCGGCTGTCGCATACACCAGGTCGAGCACCTGCTCGTACTGTTCGGCGTTCAGTGGCATGACGTTCCCTCCTGCTGGGCGCGCTTCTCCCGCAGCATGGCCTTGGCCTGCTCCAGGTTGCTCAGGTTGGTCTGGGTGGAGTCCTGCTGGCGCGCCTGGGCCTGGGTGACCTGGCGCCCGGTGGTGCACTGGGTCGCGATGGCCTCGCAGTCGGCCAGCAGCAGCGAGACCGGGTGCACCTTGGCGAGGTAGAACTGGTTGTTCATGCGCAGGAAGAATGCCGCGCACTTCGGCGCCAGCTCAGCCCCCACGCGGTCGACAAGCTGGCTCAGCTGGGCGGCAGTCTTCTGGTTCCACACCGGCCAGGTGCGGTATCGAGCGCGATAGGCACAGGCGTAGTTCGCCCAGGGCTTGAAGGTCTTCGCGTTCGGGTCACGGGTACCGGGCATATCGGCGGGCACCCGCGCCAGCAGATCCTCGCCAGACTCGCCAGCGGGTGTTTCGTGCTGGCGCTGGGAATCGGGTTCGGGCTGTTCGGCAGCGAGGTAGTCTCCCTCTGCCGCCGCGGGGCTTGCCCCCGGCGGAGAAGTACCCTCACCTGGATTGCTCCTATGAACCCCTAAACCTGAACCCCTCTCTACACAGTTTTCCGAATACCCCTCTTCGGAATCTCGAATAGGGTTCTCCCTGTTTCCCGAATACCCCTCTTCGGAATCTCGAATAGGGTTCTCATCGTTTTCCGAATACCCCTCTTCGGTTTTCCGAATACCCTTATCCAGCGGACGTTTCATGAAGATGCGGCGCTCGACTATCTGCTTCCCTTCGCGGATCTGCTCGACGCTCACCCACCCCTTCTTCTTGAGCGAGCTGATGATCTCGGAAACACGGTTGGGTGATAGGTCGAAGAACTCGGCCAGGTTTTTGTTCGACTTGAAGCACCCCTTCTCCGGGTGCTGCAGGCTGTCGATCTCGATCAGCATCACCTTCTCTTGAAGGGAAAGATCGCGATTCAGCCAGATGTGCGCCGGAATCCAGACGCCGCGGAAAGCACGCTGCTCGCTCATCCCGACCTCCCGCACAAATAGGCGGCCATGCCGTCACCCGTTACATTAGGAGTTTCCACACAACCCAATGGAGTAACGACATGGCCGAAACTGAGAAGATGCTGAGGACCATGCTGGTGATGCAGGCCGAGATCCTTGGCCGCCTTGAGGCAATAGAGCGGAAGCTCGAAAGCACAGGAAATGGCATGGAGAATAGAATGCGTCGGCACGTGGGGCTGCATTACGCACCTGCGTACGACGACCCACGACTTGAAGCGCTTCACGAAGTCGACGGGTTGTTGCTCAGTGACGAATGGGCAAACGTCGAGGCAGCCCTCAACGACCTGATCAGGAACGTGGATCATCGCTCCAGCCCTTCCTGAACAGGATCATTGCGAGTATCGCGGATGAAACCGGCTACTCGCTTCGCATACAGCTGACCCAGAAGGTCGTCGGACAAACACCGCCGGCCTTCTTTCTTCATCCAGTGCTCGTTCCAACCCTTGTCCTGGGCCAGCGAGAGCAGCATTACGCCGCTCGCACCTTTGAACTTGGCTCCCTGTTCCATGGCGAGGAGCGTTCGATCCAGCTCCTCGCCTCTGCCGAGCTTGGCCAGCGCCCGAATGGCGAGCAAACGCCTCATAAAAACGAACATCAGTTTCCCCCCTCGTGCTGCGCCAGCTCGGCTTTGGCAGCCCGGGCCTTCTCGCAGTGGTCTGTCCGCGCGCTTTCGATGCGCTGCTGTGCCCCGTCACACCAGGCCGTGGTGCGGCTTGTCAGCTCGGCCATCGTTTCGTGGTAGGCGATCAGCGCCAGCAAGCGGTCTCGGCTGGCCTTGCGCTCCCTGCGCTCGGCAGCTTCGACGAGAAACGCCAGGCGAGTGGCGCGGTCGATCAGGTCTTTGTCTGGGCCGTGGCTGGTGTTGCGCGTGGCCACGGTTGGCAGTGGTGCGTTCATGGCGGTTCCTCCCCCCCCGGTGCTGGGTAGTGCCAGCTACCGCTTCTGCTTTCGGCCGATCAGCCTCACGTCCCACTCGTCAGCAACGACACCCGACAGCTCCAGCAATCGCTTCGAGTAATGGGTTTTCTCCTGCACCTCGGTGAGAGGCAGGCAACCGGCAGCGATCCACTGGGAAACAGCCCCAGACGAGATACCCAGCTCTCTCGCCACCTTGTTCGTGCCACCAGCCCTATGGATGAGCGAGCGGAGGGTTAGCTGGCCTTTCAGGGCTTTTCTGGTCATAAGCTGAGCCGTGCGGTGGGTTTCCTTAATTCTACGTCTAGCTAAAGAATTGAGCAATTCCTTAGTGGATTTGCACTATGGCAGGCAAAAGTTGATCTGTCTAGAATCTCGTTTAGCAATCACTCAACAACGGGCTCCTAGATGAGCGACGAATCTTTCCAGGTGACGAACAGGGAATGGGCAAAGAGGGAGTTTCCTAAGCGCCTACTCCGTTTGGCGATCGAGGAACACGGCTATTCGGAGGGCGAGCATTACGGGGTCAACAAGGACATAGCTGACCGGCTCGGCGTGTCCAGAAGCGCTGTTACTCGCTGGCTGAATGGCTCGGTGCCGGGCATCGAAAACCTCTTAGCCATTGCGAAGGCCTACAAGACAACGCCTGACTACCTGGTGGGGAACGATAATGCCCCTCCGGGGAAGTTTGATTTTGGCATCCTGGAATCAAACATCCCTCGCCCCCTGCTCCTCCACGTCCTGACCGTCATGTCGGAGCTGCGCGCCAGCGCCAAGAACCTCACCGACGAGTGGTTTGCCGAGGCCACCGTGCGGCTGCTCGAGCGCGTTAGCGAAAACCCGGACATGAGCCGGCACGAGATCATGGGCTTGGCGTATGAGCTGCTACGCAACGGGCCGGATCAGGCCGGCAGCGCCAGCGCGGATACGCCTGAGCGATGAACTGTATTACTGCATTAATGCATTGCTGCATGGGCGTATCGCCTCTCAGCTGTAAATGCAGCTGGCCAGTCGCATCCTGCTCAGCAGGATGCCGACGGAAGTAGCGCAGGCGAGCCGCGGCTCATTCCGGTAGAGCCCGGAGGTGCGGGTGGGAGCCCACCACCGGACTGCTACTAGATATAGAGCGCTTGTGGACACATGTGGTAGTGCGACGAAATGACAGGAGCAATCTCTTGAGAATCTCATCCAGCAGATCTATACAGGGAAGTGCAACTAGAATACAGTTGCGACCCGGTGAAGGTAGTCCACGGGGGCTCCATGAGTGACAAGCGGCTCGACCGCCTCAAGGAGCGACCCAGGGATTACACTTGGGATGAGCTGATAGCCTTGCTGAATGGGTTTGGCTACAAGCTGAAGAACGCGAGCGGATCGAGACGCAAGTTCATCGATGCCGAGAAACGCAAAATCTGCCTTCACGAGCCTCACCCGGAGAACACCCTGAAGGCATACGTGATTGAGCATGTTCTTACCGCGCTTGAGGAGCATGGCAAGATATGAAACCTAAAGTGTTGGAATATAGAGGCTATCAAGGCTCTATCGAGGTCTCGCCGGAAGACAATGTTCTTCATGGCAAGATCCTTCACATTGTCGATCTTGTCACCTTTGAGGCTCAGACACCTGCTGGGCTCCGCCAGGCTTTTGAGCATGAGGTCGAAGAGTACCTCGCCTTTTGCGAGGAAGAGGGCGTTGCGCCCGATAAGCCTTTCAGCGGCACCTTCAATGTTCGACTTGGTTCTGAGCTCCACCGTCAGCTCGCTTTGGCGGCAAGCAGGGAGGGTCTGGGTATCAATGAAACGCTAAAGAAGATCGTTGAGATCTGGCTGCATGATTGTCCTGATGGCTTCCGGGTTGTTCACCACCACAACCACATGCATGAGCACTTCTACCCCGCCGAGATGACGCACGACAGCTTTCGAGGCGGCATGAATATTAGTCTCACTGAGCACCCGCGACCGGAATTGCGAGTGGTTCAATGAATATCGTTAGCTTTTACCTGGACCAGCATCGCTTCGAACACATCGAGGCCAACGGGCTGGCTGGAGAGCCCTGCAAACCGCAGCTGATCGAGATACGCTTCGAGGTGGGCTTCCATGACCACACCAAGCCGGATGATCATTTCGATGTCACTTTGACCCTGCAGCTTGCTGCTCGCTTGGATGAAGAGCGCACCGAGGAGCTGCTGACAATGTCCGCTCGAGGCACTTTCCTGTTTCATGAAGGTCAGGAGCCTCAACCAATCAAAGAACCACTCGAGCGGCTCTACGCAGGCACGCTGCTCTACGGCGCTGTGCGGCCGACCCTGGATTCAATTGTCGCGAATTTAGGACTACGAGGCCTCTCCATGCCGCTTAACCTTCCCATGGACGAAGATGGACGCCTCCCGGAACGCAAGCTCGACTGACTCTCAGACGCTAGATGATTCAAAAACGACCCGCCCACCGAGGCGGGTTTTTTTGTATCTCCATCCTGACGACTGTATGCGTATACACGGTCATCCGGTCCGCTGATGTCAGCGCCGCCCCTATCTACCATTGCTCTATCATGGTTCGCCGATCATGCAAGCGCCAGCCCGCCAACGCTGCCCTGGGCCTTGAACCTTGCATCTTTGCCTATCCGTGAAGAATGGGAGCAGAGACACAAAACGCCCAGACAGCAACAGGACGAGACGCGATGTCACGAAAAGCCAAACCGGCCGCCCGCTTTTTGACCAACCGCAAGCTCAATCCGCTTTGTACCATGGCCGTGCCCCTGAGGGGTGGCCAAACCTACTCTTCCATTATACTGTATTGATATACAGGGAACGGCCATGGGGCAAAGAAAAATGAGCACTCTTCCTACCCGCATTCACTCCAACGCTGCCAGGCACGACGCCGCGCGGCTGGAGACGCTTCAAGAATCTGACGATACCCTTATGCCGCTCCTCGCCGTTGCAACGACTGAGGCGGCTCGGCGACTGCTTAGGCGAGATTCACAGGCCCCAGAGCACCGCCAGAAGAAATAAATTTCACTCCATAGCCAAGCACAGTTTCGTGCTTGGCTTTTTTGTTGCGCAATTCTGTTGACAGAGTTGAATGCTTAGGCAACACTAAGCTCAACAGTTGAACAGGACGCGCAACATGAAGCCTCTCACAAAGCGACAAGCCATTCTCGTCACTCTTACCGCTCGCGGTTTGGGCTGCAAAGAGATCGCCCGCGAGATGGGCATTGCCGTCAATACCGCCCGGGTCATGCTCCAGCAGGCTCGCGAGCGCACCGAATGTCGTAACGCCGCCCACCTGGTCGCCCTCGCTCTCAGCAAAGGCTGGATTCCCCCGCTACCCGTTTTGCTCACTGGCCTCGTGCTGGCGCTGGCAGCCGGCGGCGGTGGTGATGACCAGCTCCGCAACACCGCCCGTATCCGTATCCAACGCACCCAGCAAGTCCGCAGGGAGGTATGAGCCATGGCCACGAACGTCACCACCATCGAGGAAGCGCTGGAGAGCGCCGGAAAGCAGCTTTCCGATGTTCAAACCTCCCAGCTGGCTCGCGCCACCCTGGCTAAGGGCGCCTCCCTCGAAATCATCACGGTGATCCGCCCCGCAAAGCAGGGAGCCGTCGTCAGCCAAGAGGCCCGCGACTGCGTCATCACCAAGTTCCCGACCTACATCCGCCTGAAGTGAGGAGCGCCAGCATGACCACTGAACAGAACAACGACGGCGCCAGCCAGCTCAGCAGTGAAGTCGAACTGCTCCAGGCGCGGGTGGAGTACCTCGAGGCGCGGCTGGTGAAGGCTGGGGAGGAAGAGGCTGCCCTGGCGGCGCAGGCGGCGCGACTGCGCGGGCTGGGCCAGCTTGTCCGAGAGGCGGCGACGGACATGGCCAACATTGGAACTGAGGAGCTGTTCGATAGAGCAGAGAAATGGGATGACGCGCTCAAGGAAATGCCCATGGCCAGCCTTGACCAACACCCTGACGATGCCGCCGTTGACCGGTTCGCACGGACCATGAAATTGAAGCTGGCCGCTGCCCGTGAGAAGGGGCGTGACGGTTGGGACGATCCAGACCGCTGCAGCGTGGAGCTGCTTGCCGATCTCCTCATGGAGCATCTGCAGAAGGCCAACCGGGGCAACTACGTCGACATCGCCAACCTGGCCATGATGCTGCACTTGCGCCTTGCCTCGTCGGAACTGCTGGCCCGTGAGCTCTCCCGACGGGATGCCGACAAGAAGGCTGAGGGAGCCCTCGCCATCCGTCACCTCACGAAGGGTGACGACTGGGAGGATGACGAGCTTCGCATGGTGATCGATGACTACGTTGCGGGCCTGCGCCGCCAAGCCGAGGAGCCCCGCCCATGATCTGGCTTATCGCAATCCCTGCCTACCTGGCACTGCTCGCCTTCGTCTTTGCTGCCTGCAAGGTCGCCGGCGACTACGACAGGGAGCTGGGGCTCCTGGAAGAGGAGATCGCCCGCGATCAGTACGACGACGCCATCGTCTTCACGTACCCGGTGAAGGAGCTTGCTGCCGCATGGCGTGACCATGCCCAGCGCCACGGCATCACCGACCCCGAGACACAGCTGCTGGCGCGTGAGGCCGTGCATGGCTCACCCCGGGCCGGGTACCGCCCTGCCTGGTACGTGCCCAGCACCGGCGAGCTGGTGGTGATCATCGCCGCCGAGCCGCACTGGACCGAGGCACAGGCCATCGACTGGCTGCGCTGGATGCTCGAGCAACTGCACGCCAACGGCAGCGTCACCCTCTACGCCCACGACCACGCCGACAAGGCGCCAGCACAGGAGCGCATCGCATGACACCCCGCACCGCACTCAACCGAAGCGTGCTGATCCTGCTAGTGGCCTTCCTGCTCGTCGCCATGACCTGGGTGACGCGCATGGATGAGCATGTCGCCAGCGCCAGCCTGGAGCAGTACTGCGAAGACGCGGCCATCTGGGCAGCCGAAGAAGCCCGCGGCGTGCCGCTCAACGAGCGTGCCGGCCAGCCCGACTGGGAGAACAAGGCCGCCGAGCAGTGCCCCGGCATGCGCCCGGCCCTGCCGGCCTACCAGGTCGCCAGCCCCAGCGTGTTTCCCGCCACCCAGCCCCAGCGCCAGCTGGTTCAGTTCTGAGGAGGTCGTGATGCGCTACCACTGCCATTTCGAGATCGATTACCTACTGGGCCGCTCCGATAGGCAGCTCGGCGAGATGCTCATTCAGCCTAAGGATGGCACCCATTTACGCACAGCACTGTGCGAGATGAAGCAGGACGGCCAGCAGTTCCTGGTGGTTGGCGAGTGCAACAACAAGCGCCCGGATGGCTCATGCGCCGGCCACGCACAAGAAAACGAGGACGCCTGATATGTGGTTCAAGAACCTCTACCTCTACCGCCTACACGACCAGCCCCAGCTTGACGCCGGCGCCCTACAAGCGGCCCTCTCCGAGCAGGCCATCCGGCCTCTCGGCGGCAGCGAAAGGCGCTCCATGGGCTGGATGCCACCTACCGGTGGCGCCAGCACAAGTCTTCTTCATGAGCTGCAGGGTCAGCGCCTCATTACTGCGGTGCGCTTCGAGCGCCTGCTACCCAGCGATGTGGTGCGGGAGGAAGTCGAAGAGCGTGCCGTCGAGATCGAGCAGCGCGAAGGCCGCAAGCTGCGCCGGCAGGAAAGGCAGGAGCTCAAGGAACAGGTCGTCGAGGAACTGCTGCCCCGCTCGCACATCAAGCGCCAGCGCATCGACGTGTGGTGGGACACCAACCGCAGCCTGCTCGCCGTGAACACCGGCAGCCGCAAGCGGGCCGAGGAAGCCCTCGACCTGCTGCGCGAAACGCTGGGCAGCTTGAAGGTCACGCCCCTGGCTACCCAGACCTTACCCATGCGCGCCATGACCGAATGGCTTGCCCAACCGTACCGGCGCCCCAGTGGCCTGCTGCTGGGCGACAAGGTGGAGCTCAAGGCGAAGGGCGACGACGGCGTAGTGCGCGGCCGTCAAGTAGATCTCGACAGCGACGATATGCAGCGCCTACTCGAAACCGGGCGCCAAGCCAGCCAGCTCGCCCTGGAGATCGAGAGCGTCATGTCGTTCGTGCTTCACGACGACCTGACCATCAAGAGCATTCGGTTCAGCGATGCACTGCTCGACGAGGCCGGTGAGATCGAAGACGACGGCGACGCCATCGTTCGTCTCGAGGCCGACTTCCTCCTGATGACGCGCGCCCTGGGCGCCAGCATCGAATCACTCATCAGCTGGATGGGTGGAGAGGCGAATCTGGCCAGCGCCAGCAAGGGGGCTGTGGCATGAGCAAGCTTCCCCCAGTGCTTCGCTACCACGGCGGCAAGTGGCGCATCGCCAGTTGGGTGATAGCGCACTTCCCGCGCCACCAGGTCTATGTCGAGCCCTTCGGCGGTGCCGCCGGCGTGCTGATGCAGAAGCCGTCGGTATCGGCCGAGGTCTACAACGACCTCGACGGCGAGATCGTCAACGTGTTCCGCGTGCTGCGTGACCCGGCGAGTGCCGAGCGTCTGGCTGAGCTCTGCCGCTTCACGCCCTACGCCCGCGCCGAGTTCGATCTCTCGCAAGAGCCGGCCAACGATCCCCTCGAGCAGGCCCGACGCACCCTGCTGCGCGCCTGGGCCAGCTTCGGCTCGGCCGGCGCCACGCGCGGCAACTCGGGCATGCGGACATACACCAAGCCCGATGGCACGTACCTCAACACGGCGTCGGCCTGGGCCCGCATTGCCGACGCGATCCCCGAGTTCACAGCCCGCTTTCGCGAGGTGGTGATCGAAAATCGGCCAGCCGTGGATGTTATGACGCAGCACGACAGCTGGGAAACGCTGCACTATCTTGACCCGCCCTATCTCCCAGAGACGCGAAGCCAGGGCAGCAGCCGCTACTACCGGCACGAGATGACCGTCGAGGAACACGAGACGCTTCTGGAAGCCGTCAGGCACTTGCAGGGCTTCGTCGTGATCAGCGGCTACGACTCAACGCTATACAACAACCGCCTTCCTGGCTGGATGCGTGTGACCCTGCCCACGTCCGGATCCAGTCGATTCGGTAGCGTGAAGCGCACCGAGTGCCTATGGCTCTCCCCGCGGGTCGTCGAACAGCAGCGGCAGCGTGACATGTTCGCAGGAGCCATGGCATGACCAACATGAACCTGAACCTGTTCGGCCACGAGCTCGTGGTCGACAACTTCGCCGGGGGCGGTGGCGCCAGCGAAGGAATCGAGCAGGCTCTGGGCCGGCCAGTGGATCTCGCCATCAACCACGACGCCACCGCTATCGCTGTGCACACCGCCAACCACCCGGGCAGCGAGCATGCCGTAGCAGACGTGTGGGACATCGACCCCGAGCAGGCCACCCACGGCATGCCTGTTGGCCTGGCGTGGTTCAGCCCCGACTGCCGCCACCACAGCAAAGCGAAAGGTGGCCGTCCGGTCAGCAAGAGCGTTCGCGGCCTGGCATGGGTAGCGGCGCGCTGGGCAGCAAAGGTCAAGCCGAGGGTGCTCGCGCTGGAGAACGTGGAAGAGTTCCTGGACTGGGGCCCGCTGATCAAGGACGCCGACGGCAAGTGCCGGCCGGACCCGGCGCGCAAGGGACAGACCTTCCGGGGATTCGTGCGCGCACTCAACCGCCACGGCTACCAGGTGGACTGGAAGATCCTGCGCGCCTGCGACTACGGCGCGCCGACAATCCGCAAGCGGCTGTTCCTTGTCGCCAGGCGCGACGGTTTGCCGATCGTATGGCCCAAGCCCTCCCATGGCGACCCGGCCTCGCCGGCGGTTCGCCGAGGCAAGCTGCAGCCCTACCGCACCGCGGCCGAGTGCATCGACTGGTCGATCCCCTGTCCTAGCATATTCGACCGCGAGCGGCCGCTGGCCGAGAACACGCTCAAGCGCATCGCCAAGGGTGTGATGCGCTACGTGGTGGAGGCAGAGCAGCCCTTTATCGTTACCTGCAACCACGGCGGCGACGGCTTCCGAGGGCAGAGCCTGCTTGAGCCCATGAAGACTATCACCGCGGCGCACGATGCCCATGGTCTGGTCGTGCCACACATCACCAAGTTCCGCTCGGGCGCCGTCGGCCATGGCTGTGACGAGCCGATGCACACCATCACCGCAAACAGCAACGCGACCGATTCGAAGGCGAACCCAGGCGGCTGCGCTCCGTTCGGGCTGGTGTCGGCAACCATGGTTCAGACCGGCTACGGAGAGGCTCCCGGCCAGGCACCGCGAGTTCTCGACCTACAGAAGCCGCTCGGCACTGTAGTTGCCGGCGGACAGAAGCACGCCCTGGTCTCTGCCTTCCTGGCCAAGCACTACGGGGGAGTCATCGGCGCTGACCTACGCCACCCACTGCCCACCATCACCGCCACCGACCACAACGCCCCGGTAGCCGTGAGCCTGCTCAACCTAAAGGGCAGCGACCGTGGGGGCAGCGACATCACCCAACCCATGCCGACCATCTGCGCCGGGGGCACACACGCTGCAGCCGTGGCTGCATTCCTAGCTCCCTACTACGGCAGCGGCTCCGGCGAGACAGGCCGGGATATGCGAGCGCCAGCACCGACGATCACCACGAAAGATCGCTTCCAGTTGGTGACTGTCACCATCGGCGGCGAGGAGTACGCCATCGTCGACATCGGCATGCGCATGCTCCAGCCCCACGAGCTCGCCGCCGCCCAGGGATTCCCGGCCGGCTACCAGTTCGCCGAGGTCGAGGGTAAGCCCGTGCCGAAATACGCCCAGGTGCGCCTGATCGGCAACAGCGTCTGCCCGCCGCTGGCGAAGGCCATCGTTGAGGCCAACTTCACCCACGAGCGCCGCTTCATGCCGGCGCCAGCAGAGAGGGCTGTGGCATGAGCGGGGAGCATATCGGAGACATTCCAGCGGGCAACAGTCTTGCTTTTCTTGGAATGAATGGAGAGAGCCGCGGTGCCGGCGAAGCACCTCTGATCAGCAGCCAGCGCCACCTGGACCGAGAGAAGGTGCTGCGCAAGGCCCGGACCTTCTCGGTATTCGTCGTCAGGGTACATGAGTGCACCTTGCGAGGCCGGCGGTACCGGATGGTCATCGATGGTCATCACAACCTCGCGGCCGCCAGGGTCGCTGGCGTGGAACCACGCTTCAAGGCGCCAGGCAGTAAGTTCCTTCGACACTTGAACAAGATGACTCAGCGCCAGCGCGATGAATTCCTGTTCAACAACCTCACCGACAGCGAGCACTACTACGTCGACACCGGCGAGGTGGTTGCTGAGCTGCTGCCGGCCGAAACAGGTGGGAGTCTGTGATGACCCGATACGCCGAGAACACCAGCGTTTCCAGTGAGCGCAGCCGCGCCGAGATCGAGCAGACCCTGGCGCGCTACGGCGCCGACGGCTTCATGTACGGCTGGGACGGCGGTACCGCGGTGCTCGCCTTCCAGATGCACGGCCGGCGGATCCGGTTCGACCTGCAGATGCCCGATCGCAACAGCCGAGAGTTCAGCCTGACCGACACCGGCCGGGAGCGAGCGCCAGCACAGGCCGCCAAGGCATGGGAGCAGGCCTGCCGGCAGCGGTGGCGCGCACTCGCCCTGGTCATCAAAGCCAAGCTCGAGGCGGTCGAGTCCGGCATCACCATGTTCGAGGAAGAGTTTCTGGCCCACATCGTACTGCCCAACGGCGGCACGGTCGGCCGCTGGATGCTGCCCCAGGTGGGCGAAGCGTACGAGACAGGCAACATGCCCCCACTGCTGCCGGGGCCGGGAGGGAAGAAGTTATGACCGAATTTACCCAGGGGGTATGCCACGACGGCGCAGCGATCCTCAAGGATGGCGAGCCGATGACCATCGAAGAGATCCTCAAGGCCCTACGTGTCGGCGACCGCGAGGCCACAGGATTCCAGGCAATGTGCGAGGCCTGGGAGCGCCTCGAGCAGATTGTCGGTTTCGACACCGGCAGCCGGCGTGTCGCGACTACGTTGAATGCTGTTGAGCAGATCACCAAGGGGCTTTCATTCCATCGCATGCGCTTGGCCAATGTCACGCGCCAGCAGGAATGGCCTGGCTACGACCAGACGGACACCACCTTCAAGGCGCTGGAGGTCTGCGGTGAGGCGGGTGAGCTGGCCGAAGCCGTGAAGAAAATGGTCAGAGCTGAGCGTGGCATAGCCGGCAGCACAGCCAAGCTGGAAGCCGTAGCTGATGAGCTGGGCGACGTCATCATCAGCGCTGACCTGCTCGCAGCTCACCTCGGTATCGACTTGGCGTCGGCCGTGGCAAAGAAATTCGACAAGACCTCTGTGAAGTACGGCCTGGAAACTCGCCTGGGTGCAGCGGAAGAGGAGCCGGAGGCATGAAGGTTTCCATGAACGGCCTACGCCGCAACTTGAGCGGCGACGTAGAGACGCTCCGCGACCTGGTTGAATCAGTCCTCAAGGGCGAGTGGTACGACGGTGAAGATCTGCGCAACGCCATGAACGACGTGATCAGGGACAGCAACGTATTGAACTGCGTCTTCAGCAAAGACGACCCGGACTTCACCGACTTGAGTTCTGTCGAGGTGGAGCTGCTCGAAGAGGAGCACGCCGAGTGACCAAGCCCACCCACACCCACCGCAGCCAGGGCGGCCGTTACGTCGAGGTCAGTCAGCACGCCGGCACCGGGCCGCTCGAGGGGCAACAGTTGGTCATCTATCACGACATCGGTCGGGACGTGCAGAGCGCAACCACGGCCGACGACTGGCGCCTGCACTGGCGCCCGATCGCTCAGGACGATTGCCCGGTCTGCATGGGCGCGGGCACCGATCAGATCAAAGGCAACAAAGCCAAGCCCTGCGGCGGCTGTTACGGGCTGGGCAAGGTGCGGAAGGACGGAGAGACGCCGGCGGATATGTGGGAGCTGGCAGGGATCGCGGAGCGGATCATCATCGAGCTGGAAAACGACGTGAAGGATATGACGGAGCACCTGGCTCTTCCCGGTGTTCTGGATCTGATCAAGCGTCAGCGCCAGAAGATGATCGACGACAGCATCGCCGAGAGCGAGCACAAGTGGCGGGCTGGCCCTGGCAAGGGGCACGGCGGCCAGCGGCATACGGGAGACTGATATGGCAGAGCAGATCGATTTCAGCGACGAGGATTTCATCAGCCCTGAGGAGGCCGGCAAGATCGTGCGCGCCAAGCCGGGCACCCTGGCGGTGTGGCGGTCGACGAAACGCTATCCGCTGCCGTACTACAAGAGCGGCCGAGCGGTGCTGTATCGCCGCAGCGAATGCCTCGCGTTCGTGCAAGATGGCCGGGTTTCGTGTGACTGA